GTTGTTCCAGATTTCCACAATATGGTACCGAATCACGTACCCGATCGATATTTGAGAGATGTCATTTACATTTCGAGAAAGGAAATTTGTATTGAGGAATTGAAAGTACGTATGAGAAATTCCAATATTTTCCGTCTGGTATGTGATTTTGTGGATAGAATTCCTTATCCTCGTCCACTTGTTCGTTATTATGGTGATGATCCTCTCGATCCTCCTGATGACGATGATGATGATGATGGACATGGTGATGATCGTCCCCTTTCTGAAAGTGACCATAGATACATTGAGTACTGGAATAATGTCAGATATGATCCCGATGATGACTCTGATTCAGGTAGCATGCCAGAGTTAGTGGATGGACCTCAAGAGCAACTGGAAGAAATTGACATTGGTGATGATTCCACAACTCTTTCGGAGATGGTTCGCCAACTAGAAGAAGCTGAGCGTGAATTTGATGAATGGGACATGAATGCAGAATTGGACAATGATCACATTGATGAAGATGATGATGAAGAAGAAGATGATCCCATGGAGACGGATCCACGTTTTGGTATCACAGATGAATTTGGTATTTGTTCTTATATTCGCAGATTCCTTACGTGGATGGATTACCCTCCCCTTGCGGCTTTTGTATCTTTGGCTGTCCGGTCTAGGGTCGATCTTTTTCCCGATGTCTATGCCCAAGATATTTTGCGGATTATGATGCAGAAGGAACTTGTTGAAAGAGTTCGTATCAGTCGATTGCACAAGCTTGTTCATTTTTGCGTTCCTAATATCATGATTTCCCCACAGTCCAAACCGATTCTAACTGAAAAAGAGGCCAACACTGCCAAATTTGAGAAGAATCGACAAGGACGGAAAAACCATCGTGAACGTCGTCGTATGGTAGCCAAGGCTGCCAAGAAGATTGCCAAGGAGATTCAGGCACATAAGAAGCAAAATGTGCCCCATGTTGCTGGTGACACCACTTTTGATGCTCTCACAAGTATTTCGAGCATTGTGAGTATGCTCAAATCTCCTGACACAGATGATATCATGATGCATGCAGAACGTTTGTACATTTTGATCTCTGACTTGTCGAATGCAAAAACCTTTCATCGTTTTTTGGTTGCTGTAGTGAGTTACATGGGAAAGTACAAGAAAGGGAGTGTCTTGTGTACTATTACGACAATCCTTTCTCATCTCTTGCAAGATAGCGACTTTTCTATTAATGAAAATGATGAATGCGTGATTGAGCCACATGCTTTGACTGGTCAAGAAGTTTTGGATGGATGGGAAATGTTGAAAGGTAATGCGATATTTGGTAAAATTTCGTATTTGCTGTGCATTGGCATGTCTTTTTCAATTTGCCAGACGAAGGAGATTGATTGGAAGATTGGCGATGTCGAGATTTTGCGTCTTGAGGCTTCAAATGAAACAAAGAAAGCCACTGATGTAATTGATGCCGTGATTCATGTGTTCAATTGGTTGTCCCAGACTGGTTACCAATGTATTCAAGAAAAGTCTCTCAAACCCATTTTGTATAGTGATCAACGAATGAAGAAGTATTATGAGGATGTCGCTTATTTGCTCGCCTATGCGGATACTGCTAAGGCTGGAAATCTTGAGAGCAATGAGTATGATAAATATTTGCGGATTCTAAAGGAAGCGTTGATAACAACTTCTAAAATGCAAGCTCTTGCTCCAAAGTCCATGAAAGAAGTGATACAAAGGAAATACATTTCACTAATTGCGGTTCAACAAGATTTGGTTGCCAAGGAGAAGAACACACAATATCGTTTTGCTCCACTTGGTATTTCCATCAGTGGAGAATCAAGCATTGGGAAGTCAAACTTGGGCGAAATTACCATGAAAACTGCTCTTAGTGCAATGGAGTTCAGCACAAGCAAGACTGGTATTATCACTTTGAATGAAGCGGATCGATATGACAGCACGTATACCACAGATGTAGTTGGTGTACACATTGATGATGCAGCAAATGTGAAGCCTGATTTCGTTGAACAGGCTCCATCTCGGAAGTATTTGACAATGTTCAATAACGTTGCAGCTCAAGCTGTTAAGGCAGAGTTGAATGAGAAAGGATGTGTTTTCATTAACTTCAAATGTGGTGTGATTACAACAAACGTGAAAGATTTGGATGCTCGGAAATATAGCAATTATCCAGTAGCTGTTTTACGTCGTTTTTTCCATGTTTCTGCGAGTGTAAAAGAAAAGTATCGCGTAGAAGGTGGGAAAAGTTTGAATGTTTATCATCCAGATTTGGCTGGTGCTGCTGATCCATACAAGATTCAAGACGTTTGGAATTTTGATGTGGAACAAGTTATTCCAGGAGCGCAAGGATATCATGTTCTGAAACTTAACATTGACGGTGAAGAGCTCATTTGCAAGAACATTGGTTTACGCGATTATTTGAGAGTGCTCACCTATCTTGGTCGTCGTCATAAAGTGAATCAGGATAAGGAAGTTGAAAAGAACAAAGCGCTTGAGAAGATGGAATGTTGTGCCAAGTGTAACCTTTTTGGAGACATGTGTTGGTGTGATTTGACATCTGAAGAGAAAGCAAACAAGAAAACTGAGCAACGACAATACGAAGTTGGAGGTTGTGTAGTGTCCCCTGAGGAAGGGTGCACGGAGATATACGATTGTCCTGCCTGCAATGCTTATCACGAGAATGTTCCTCATATGGTTGAGACCGTTGTGAGATGGGCTTTTTATGATGCAATACGTCTGTTTTTTGGACGTTTGGTTTCAAGCATAATTCCTACACGTTCTATTTTCAATTTTTTCATTTGGAATATGTTACCCACATCTCAAATCATGGAACTCGTTGAAGAGCAAATGAATCATCGCATACCGTTTGTCGTAAAGTGGACACCACGAGTCATTTTCAGGTCTGATCTGTATCAGCGTTGGGTTCGCAAGAGATTTGTACGCAATTTTTGCGTTGATTTGCATCGATTCCAACAGTTCATTCGTATGATGTTCCTGCCATTGTTGCCATTTGTATATTTTTTCTACGGTTTGTTGGGTGTTTTCCTTTATACCGTGGTCTGTTATTTCATAGTTTTGTTTTGTGAAGAGCAGATGCATACGCAGTTTGTGACATACATGGATATGCTTGAGAATCAGAGAAATTCATTGGATGATTATGCTAAACATTTGCGCGATTCTTGGAAAGTTCCTGGAGCAATTTCGGCTGCTTTGATTTCTGCAGCTAGTGCCATGATGTTATGGAATCATTTTCGTCATCAAAGGAAAGAGAAGCCTACATACACTGCAAGTGATCTTGTCGCAGCGTATGAAGCAGGTTTTGCAGATCGTGGTACGGAAGAGGATATGACTACTCGCAATGCATTGGAAGTGAAAGAAACTAATGAACCGCATGGTCTTGTTGCTTCGTCAATATCCGCAATAGACAAGCTCGCTGATTGGAGGGGTTCTCTGATGCCGATGCTGGGTCTTAAGATGAAGAACACTACCACGCCAATTGGAGCGACACCAACGCAAGCAGTTGCCTCCATTCTTTCAAATTTGGCATGGGGAAGTTTTACCCTTGATAATGGGAAAACTTATAGTTGCAATGTGTTTTTTCCTCGTAAATCTGTCATGCTTTTTCCCCGTCACATTTTGTGCGAGAACAATGATTTGCACAATGGTGTTACTCGACTTGCCAAATGTGTGGTTACCCGAAGTGATAGACCTGGTGGTAAATTTTCTGTGGCGATCAATCCAAATTGTTGTTATGATTTTGAGCATCTCGATTTGTTGGCTTGTTTTGTTCCAAATTGCCCTGATATTGCCACTAAAACACAATGGTTACCTGACGTATTACCAGAGGGTCCATGTATGGCGAAGATGGTTACATGTGATAGTGCAGGAGAAAAGTCTGTGCTCGAGATTTCACCAAATTTTGGAAAAGTTGAACATACTTCCATTGTTGTGCATGGAGCATCGTATATTTCTCGGCTTGCTCGTAAAGGTTCGTGTATGAGCCCCATTATCAATGAATCTAAACGTCCGTGCATTGTAGGGTTTCATATTGGCGGAAATGAGGTGGAACATAGGGGTATTTGTCAGACAGTTATCAAAAGCGATTTGGAAGCATGTTTTACATGGCTCAACGAGAATGCAGGGATCTTGTCTGCTGAAGCATCAGTAATACCTAAGATGCAAATGGGAAAACCAGTTTTGAAAAACGACAAAGTGAATCCCAAAGCAAAATATCTCCAGAGCTTGACCAATGAAGCGTTTGTGGAATTGTATGGGTCGACAAACCTTCGCTCGGAACAGAAAAGTGAAGTTGTACCATCTATTTTGTCGACTGATGTGCATGATGTGTGTGGCGTTCCACAACAATGGGGTCCACCAAAGCTCAAGCCAAATTGGGAGGCATTCAACACTAATGTCTCCCAGTTTTCGAATCCGACTGAGATGTTTGATCCTGAACTGTTGAAGAGAGCTCAAATGGATTGGGAAAAGCCTTTGCACGTTGCGATGAACATATACTGCGAAGAGGAAGATTTTCGTCCTTTGACTTTGAAGGAGTCCGTTATGGGTATACCTGGTAAGAAATTCATAGACCCATTGCCAATGAATACAGGAATTGGATTTCCGCTGTTTGGAAAGAAGAATAAAACTGGCCCAGATGGAGAACTTTTACATTTTGATGAAGTGTGGGACGGCGAACAATTGATAGATAGAATTCCCAAGGAGCATATCATGGAAGAATACAATCGGATGTTGGAAGCGTATAAGGTTGGAAAACGAGCATATCCTGTTACATCTGCTACATTGAAGGACGAACCGACGAAAATAGGTAAGGAAAAAGTTCGTGTATTTCAAGCAGCTCCCGTTGCGTTCAGCCTGTTACTTCGAAAGTACTATTTGCCGATAGCGCGTTTTTTGCATATGCATCCAGAACTTGCTGAAACTGCAGTTGGTGTGAATTCATTCGGCCGAGGTTGGAAACGTCTTACCAAATTCATGAGGAAATATTCAAGCCATAATTTGGAAAGATTGTTAGGATGGGATTATCGCAAATATGATGTCACCATGAACTCTCAATTGGTTCGAGCAGCATGGGAGTCTTTTATCCATTTGGCGAAAACCGGCGGATATTCAGAGGAGGATTTGCAGATCATGGGCGCTATGATTGTTGATATTGCACATCCTTTGATGGATTTGAATGGAACATTGCTAATGGCTTTCAACATGAACACGTCAGGGAACAACATGACTGTTGACGTCAATGGTACTGTTGGATCCTTCCTCGTTCGGATGGGTTTTTTCTCAATTTACCCTCATACAGATGATTTTCGAACATGGGTTGCTCTTCTCACGTATGGTGATGATGCTGGCGGAAGCATCAGAGAAGAGAAATCGGATTTTAACTTCATTACTTTCAAGAAGTTTTTGGCCAAGCACGGAATGGATTTGACCTTGCCGAGTAAGACAGATGAGGAGAGAGCGTTTTTGTTGCCAGGGGAGACTGATTTCATCAAGCGCATGAGCACATATATAGAAGAGATCGGAACCGAAATAGGCCGGCTTGATGAAGATTCGATTTGGAAATCTCTCCATGCCAATGTCAAATCACACTCAGCAACACCGCGTGAAGTGGCCGCGAGTTGCATTGAAACAGCTTTACATGAGTGGTTTGCATTTGGTCGTGATCATTATGAGAAGCGTAGATCACAAATGAAGGAAATAGCTGGTCGCCACCAACTAGTTATTCCCGCACTAGACTACACGTTTGACGACCGTGTGGCGTTCTGGAAGGAAAAATATCCCATTGAGGATGACATTCCAATTTCCGTGAGCGCATAACTGTAGTTCTGGTTACTGTTGTACATATTCAAGAGCTTTACTACATAGTTACATATTTACATGTTTTTACATATTTCATATTTTTCCTGTTTTTAATAGTCTAACCCATTTGATTGGAAGCGTTCCTTCACGATACGAAGGCCTCAGCGGGAGTGAGGGGTACTCTCGAAATGAACCACATGCTGAAGCTGACTCCAAAGTTATGGAGACTGGAGGAACAGCTTCTGGTGATGAATTGCAACAAAATGTAGAGTTCAATGATGCACACCCTGGATTTGAAGATTCTCGC